TTCATCTGGTAGCCAGCGATACTTGCCCAGTAGGCTAGGATTAAAAATTCCTGCTACATTAATCGTTGATAAATTTACGCCCGTTGTTTTCATATTATGCTCCAGTACCGCTGTTCAGTATCTTAAATGCCGCCGCTAATCTATCTATGGCTTCTTGCATAGTAGTTGGCGGATCTCCGTCCCAGTCGCTAGAAGTTGCGGGAGTGTATGAAACCGTCCCGCCTGTAGGTAATATTAAGTTACCATCATCACCAAATGTCCAAGCTGTTGTACCGTCTGGGGTAATTTCTAAACTAGTAGCACCGCCTGCTGAATAGTCTGCACTTTGCACAGTTAACGGCCAAACTTCTGAACCAGTTTTAGTGACTGCACCAGTAAATGTCAACATACGTTGTGCGGCATGCGGAGGCATTCCGGCATCAGATACTAATACTGTTTTTTGAGTTGCATCTGCAAAGGTAATTATCCAACCTGATTGTGTAGCTTGTGCATTAAGATTATTTGGCAAATATACTACAGTATCACCAGCGATCCCTGGAGTTGCTGCACCATCGTTAACAAAGGTGTAGATAGTTCCTGTTGCTCCGCCATCGCTAGGATTTGTAATAGTTCCAGTTCCAGGTAATGTTAACGCACCATCTGTGCCAAAAGTCCAACCGTGAGCAGTATCACCGTTATAGGTATATATTAAAATATCTTTGTTAACAGCACCGTCTATAATAAATGCACCAGGTCCGTCAGCAGTGCCAAGAAAGGTCCCTTGTGGGAATGTTAGTCCGCCGTCATTATTAAAATGCCAAGTATATGCG